ATCTGCGGGCGCGTTCCCTCCAGAAGGTCCGTGACGTTCTGCGGGCCATTAAGGTTGAGGGAGCCGGCTGGACTGAAGACGGAATGCCGCTGACCTCGGTTGCTGACATCGATTTCAACGAGCGCATCGACGCCATTCTGCGGGAAGAGATTTCCGAGTGAAAATCCCCGTTCGCACCGCCGCCCTCGCGAATCTTGCCCACTGGAGAGCAGGGCAGGGCGCCCGCATCCAAGCCAACCGGGTTCCGGAAGTCTATCGCGCCTGCGAGTTCATGGCCCGGCAATGGGCGTCTATCCGCGATCCGCTAATCCTCGAGCCCGCCGAGCTGGCGACCGCCGTGAAGCGCGCCATCTCCCAGGAGCGCAACAAGCGCCACGAGAACCAGCCATTGCGAGGCATGACCGCCGACGAATTCTGGACTCAAATCAGCGAGATCGCCGCTCAATGGAACATCCCCACCTCCCGAGAACAGTGGGAGAGCAAGAGTAGTGAGAGGAGGGAAGCAGCGTGAGGATTTTAGTGCGCTACGCGGGCGTATGACGCCCTACCGCACCTAGCGATTACTGCAACGAAAGGACGTACTGCACATGCGGCTGCCCATGAGATACACGGCCAACAACGGCTTCGTTGAGCTCCTGACGACCACCAGTGTCGGCTTCGATGATGGCCGGTGGGCACCGTCTCGCCCGCTCGATGGCGGCCCGTTCTGGCAACGCTGGAAGCTTGCGTGGGCGGTCTTTACTGGCCGAGCCGATGCGTTGTTCTGGGTGCGCCAATGAGAGACGGCAATTGGTGGTCGCTCGACGCGGCCAAGATCAACGGCCTGCAACAGGACTCGATTGTGGAATTGGTTCGGCGCTGCAGGGCCGCTCACTTCGTTGACGTGCATGTCCGCATCAACGGCAAATGGGAGGTCTATCAGGCGGACTGGATCAAGCATCTGACACCGCGGCCGCGCCCGATAATCGGTGCCATCCGCAATGCGCGGTGGCTTCTCAGGCGGCGATGGTGGCGCGTCCGCGACGCGCTCTTGCCGCGCAAGCCGCCACCGGAGACCGCAGCGGGCGAGACCAGCAAGGACCGCGCGCAAAGCGCGGCACCCCACTCTTGACTCCCCCAGATCAAGACCAGTGTGGAGAGGGAAGCCGCATGAACGTTTCACGTGAAATCCGAAGTGCGTTACAATCCATGACCGGGAGGAACGATGACCGCGGACGAACTGCAAAAGCTCCGGACCCCCACGCCAGCCATGATTCGCGCCGGCATGGGAAAGCTGCACACCCTGCACACACAGGGTGCCGAGGCGGCAGCAATCGCCGTCTACCAGGCCATGCTCGATGCGAAGGACAAGCCTGATGCGGGGCACGGCCTGGACATCCGACGACACCGCGACGCTTGAGAGGATGCGGGGGCGGCATCATCGAGCGGCCCCATGAGCATGGCTGACGACTTGCTCGAGCAGCACATCATGCTCGCCAACTTGCGCCGCACCGGCCTGACACGCCTCGGCGTGATGCCTTGGGTAGACGAGTTCATGGCCCATCTGCAGGGCTGTGAGCGATTTCCGGGACATGTGCGGGCACGACCTCGCGCCGGCATCTGGAATAATGCCATGGTCGACGTGATGGCGGCGCCGCATTTTCTCGACTTCGCCAAATCCCTCACGCCGCTGGCGACCGACTATTTCGGAGAGGCTGCCCATCTCTGGAGCCTCAATGCGTTCTACACCGATGCCAAGACGCCCTACATCGGTTCCGTCAACGGCATGCATCGCGATAGGGAAGCCGACAAGATCCTCACGCTATTCATGCTGGGCAGCGATACCGAGATCACCGGAGCGCAAATCCTGGTGGGCAAGAGCGAGCAGGATGCAGCGCTGATCTATGGCAAGGCTGGCACATGCTGGCTGGCCGATACACGGCACTGGCATTGCGGATTGCTGCCACTACAGCCCCGGTGCTTGGCATGGGCGCGCTGGGCGAATGTTGTGCCCATGGCGGCTGCAGCCGAGCAATTGCCGGAGGTCGCATGACTGACGATCTCACTGGCAACACGCGCCGCGTCACAGTCACCCACGATGGTAAGCCGATCGGCTACACCGAGCCCCTCGAACGGGAGTGGCGCGGCAAGCCTGCCAAGCGGTCCGCTAAAGCCCGAGCCAACGGATTGAAGGCCATCAAGGCGATGCGCGACCGAGGGCGCAAGGCGGGCCGGATATCGGCCATGCTGCAGCGGGCGCGAACCCTGAAGGACAAGGCATGAAGATCGCGGCCCTGATCACCACCCGCGGCAAGCCTCAGCAGGTCGTCGGCATCATCGAATCGATGCGCATGCTATCGACCGGGGAGAACGAGCTGGAGTTCCTGGTGGCGTGCGATGATGATGATTCGCGTACGACCGATATGATCTCGGAATGGAGCGCCACGTGCTATGGCGGTGGTGTCCGCGTTTACGAGGACGAACGCCCCACCGGCCCCGGCGCCTGCTGGAACCGCCTCGCCAAGCTCACCGATGCAGAGGCGATGATCACCCTGCCGGACGACGGCATCATTGCCACTCCGAATTGGGACCGCTGCATCGATTGGGCATGGCGTAACCATGACTGGATCCATCCCGATCTGCGTATCGGCGGTTTGCGAGACTCAGCGAATCCCGGGCAGCCCACGCAATTCGTGCTCGGTAAGCGCTGGGTCGAGATGATTGGCCACGTGTTCGATGATCGTTATCCGTTCTGGTTCTCGGACACGGCCATTGGCGAGACATACAGTTTCATCACGGGGCAGGGCATTCCCATGCTGCCGATCGATGTTGTCGGCAAAGCCGGAGACTGGAACCCAAGGCTGCGCAAGATGGCCTTCTGGTGGTGCCATTTCGGGTTCACCAGGCGCGAGCGGCTTGAGACAGCCTCCAATATCAGGCGAGAACTAAATCTCGCTGTACCGCCAAATCTGGCCGATCTGGAAGGCCTCTGGGCGAAGCGGGATGCCGAGGGGTTACCGGCGTCCGAGGAGATCGTCCGGCAGATCACCAAGCCGGCGCCGCTGGATGCTCGCTATCTCGAGGCTGAACGCGCAGCCATCGAGTATGTGAAGGCCAATGGCGGGCCTATATTCGAGCCATCGAAGAGCGACGACGATAGGTTCTAGCGCTTGCAGGCGACCATCATCTCGCGTTGGTGTGTCGTGCCCATCGCGCCATTGAGGCCGACGCCCGATGTATAGTTGATCGCGCCGTATTGGCCGGTGGAGGCATCGCGAGCCAGCAGATCATAGCCACGTTCGCCGCAGCGTTCGCCGGCCGCCTTGAAGCACGACGACCAGCTATTGAGCGTGCCGCTGCAGGTAAGGGCAAGGCCCTGTCGGCCGTCCGGCGTATAGACCTGAGTGGCCCGGGTGCAGCCCATTGCAGCGAAGGCAATGAGGCCCAGAACGAGATAGCGCATGTTCCCTCTCACGACCCGCAGGCGCCATTCTAGTGGCTCGAGTCGGTAGGCGGAAGCCCTGTTGAACTGAGTGAGTGCTCACCCTTGCATTGGGGAAGGATTTGCCCTAAGAATACCAATTGCGGGGTAGATCATGCCCCGACGCGATGATTTCGCGTGTCGCATCTGCCTGGAAAGGTCGCAGCCTTGGCAACAAGCCTTGTCGATCGACTGACCATCGCGATCCGCACTGCCGAGCAGTCGATGGGATCGGCGCAGTACCAGGTCGACTATCGCAATTGGCATGAAGTGCATCGGGTATTGCAGGACGTTCGGGACGAGCTGGGCAAGCCGCCAGTGCCGATGCAATTGCTGCAGGACGTTATTGGCGTCGATAACGCTGGCCAGCCAATCAAGCGCGGTCCCGGCAGACCTCGCAAAGAGGCAGCATGATGCTGCCTTGCGGCTACTACCAGCTCGTTGATCCTTACCACCGTAAGACGGTGGGGCACAGGTATCTCACAGACTTCGGATATGTGATCCTGCCAAGACAGCCGGATCTTGACGATTCAGCACTGCTTCAGCGGATGCAGCGATTTGCCCATGAGCGCTGGTTGAAGGGTGAAGATGCGCCCTTCAAATGGGAAGGCGATCTATGACCAGCTTCCCCAATCTCACCGTGAAGCAGGACAAGTTCGCCCGGGAATACGTGAAGACAGGCAACGGAACGCAGGCGGCAATCGCGGCCGGCTATTCCCAGCATTCAGCCCCAGCGATCGCCTCCGAGAACCTTAGGAAACCAGAAGTGTCGGAAGCAGTGAGATCACTCCGACTGCGCCTCGCCGAACGCCTCGACATCAGCAGGGACAGACTCCTCAACAACGTCGCTCATATTGCTGAGCAAGCCCAGATCGAAGGCGAACACGCAGCAGCCATCCAAGCAAATACCCTGCTGCTAAAGGCACAAGGCCATCTGGTCGAACGCCAACTCAACATGAACGTCGACGTAACACAGAGCCACTTGGATGCACTGAAGGCATACACCGACAGTCGCATCGAGCAGGCAATGACCGAACGAATGGGAAGCGTGACGATTGAGGGTGGGGGCGTTGATGCGGTGAGCGCCCACTCACATTCGCAGCCTGACGCAGACAACCAGTTAGAGGGTTAGATATTCCATAATGGAGTTTATCCGATAACGCGCCTTATCATTCAATGATATCAATGAGTTAGCATTGAGCACACACTGTAACATTGGACGCAGGCAGCACATTGAACAAGATGTTGTGGTCGACGCACGTTGGTGCCGAGACAACGCAGACATAGGCTAAGCCATTGATCCATAAGCGTAATCACTGAGTAGCAGCAGGATGCGATAAGCCCCCGGGGTCCGGTGACCACCAGACGGGGCGGTTGGTGCAGCAGCACCCCCGCATTTTAAAATTCCACGCCACGGGGCGCTGGAAAAAATTGGAGAAAAAGGAGGGGGATCAAGGACTTGAGCGGTGTGTCATGTCTGATCTTTTGGGGTTGGTATCGGCGGCGCGGCAGGCGTCGCGGGATCACGACTGGTTCAAGTTGAACCTGGCGCTGGATGCGCTGGAGAGGGCTGTTTCTGGGCCTTCTGAGCCTGTTTCCGAGGCTCCTGCTGCTGAGGCGGTTGAGCCGGGTGACAGCATCGCCTCGCTCGAGGGCGACGAGGCGTGATCAGGATCAAGCCCGAGCCCGTTACGAAAGCCGTAACGAAACCTGTTACGGAACGGGTGAGTAACGTAACGCCTGTTACGAAACCCAAAAACGGTCGCCCGCGGCGCTGGGCGAGCAATGCGGAGAAGCAGAAGGCGTGGCGCGAGCGCCGGGCGGTAGCGAGTGGCTGAGGCGGCCACCCTGAGGCCCCGACCGAAGGCGCAGGCCGCTGCGGAGATGCAGGCGCAGTATTCGGCCTTCGTGCATCGCTACCGGCATGACCCGGTTGGCTTTGCCGAGGACGTGCTGAAGGTCGAGCTTCTGTCCTGGCAGCGGGAGTTCATGCGGGCGGTGGCCGAGGGCAAGCGCCGGATCTCGGTTCGGACCGGGCATGGGGTGGGCAAGACGGCAGTGTGCGGGATGCTGGTCGTTTGGCACCAGACGGTCCGATATCCGCAGAAGACGGTGGTGACGGCGCCGGCCGCGGGGCAGCTCTTCGACGCGCTCTACCCGGAGATCAAGAAATGGTTCGCGCGTCTGCCGGAGTTCTGCCGGGTACTGTTCGTGGTGCTGACGGACCGGATCGTGCTGAAGGCCGAGCTGGACCGCAAGATCGAGGAGTCCTTCGTCTCGGCCAAGACCTCGAGCATGGACCGGCCCGAGGCGATGCAGGGCGTCCACTCGGACGGCTTCGTGCTGCTGATCTTCGACGAGGCCTCGGGCATCCCTGAGGCTGTCTACAGCGCTGCTGCGGGCTCCATGTCGGGCCACAACTGCGTCACGATCCTGATCGGCAATCCGACCCGAAACTCGGGTTTCTTCTTCGACACCCACAACAGCCTCCGGTCCAACTGGTTCACGATGCACGAATCCTGCGTCGGCAACCGGCTGGTGAGCGACGACTTCATTGCTGACACCCTGCACCGCTGGGGCGAGGGGAGCAACGAGTACCGGGTGAAGGTGCTGGGCGAGTTCCCGATCAGCGAGGCCCGCACCCTGATCGCCGCCGACCTGGTGGACGGGGCGATGAACCGCGACGTGGTGCTGATCGCCTCGGATCCCATCGTCTATGGCGTCGACGTGGCACGGTTTGGCGACGACCGGACCGTCATCTGCAAGCGCCAGGGAAATGTGGTTCTGGATGTGCAGGCGAAACGCGGTCTCGACCTCATGGGCGTTACGGGCTGGGTGGCGGCAGAGGCCCGCGTCGATCGCCCAGCGGAGATCATGGTTGACTCGATCGGTCTCGGGTCCGGCGTTGCTGACCGCCTTAGGGAACTGAAGTTCAACGTCCGCGACGTGAACGTCTCCGAGACCACCTCCATGAACCTCGGTGCCTATCGCCTGCGCGACGAACTGTGGATTCAGGTGCGCGACTGGCTCAACACCCGCGTCTGCCGGCTGCCGAAGGATGACGAGTTGCGCATGGAGCTCGTGAGCACCTGCTACGACTACCACTCGACGGGCCAATACAAGATCGAGTCCAAGGACGCGATGAAGGCCCGCCTGCGCCGCAGCCCCGACCTTGCCGATGCCCTCTGCCTAACCTTTGCCGGTCAGGGTGCCCTCGTGGGTGGCCGTGCACCGGCCTGGGTCCCCGGCAAGCCTCTGTCTCGAAACCTGAAGGGAATCGTCTGATGAGCGCCAAGAACATTTCGAGCGAGAAGATGAACAGCGCCGGCATGTCCGGCGGCAAGGCCTCCGAGAGCAATCCGGTGGTCCGCAAACTCACCAAGGACGTGAAGCCGCCGACCCACGGCCACGCGGTCGGCAAGAAGTACGCCAGCGGCGGGGGCGCGAAGAAGTAATGCCGAGCAAGTCACCCAAGCAGGCGCGGACCATGGCGGCAGCGGCTCACAACCCCGCATTCGCCAAGAAGGTCGGCATTCCCGTGAAGGTGGCCAAGGAGTTCAACTCGGCGGACGCCGGCACCGGCATCCTGAAGAAGAAGGGAAAGAAATCATGGCTAGGATAGGCGAGCCGAAGAACCCGTTCAAAGGCCTCGAAAACGCCTTCGAGAAGCAGCCGCACACGATCGGCAACATGCCGGCCCCGTCCGCGATGATGCATCACGCAACCATGATGCCGCGCGGCAACCCGACCGACACGGGCGCGACCAAGGGCAATGGCCCCGGCTTCGGCAACCCTACCGCGGGCGCTCTCGGCGGCAAGGGCGTGCAGTCGTCGGCCCAGCACATGGCGGTCGAGAAGGCCGCCAAGACCAGCGCTATGCGCCGCAAGAAGGCTTTCTAGGTGTTCGACGCCCACATCCGCGCCTGGAGGCAACATCTCGAAGTGGTCGAGATGCGCCGGCTGCTGGCCGCGCGTCGTGGGCTCGAGAACGAGTGGCGCGGTCATTGGCTGGACTACTATGAGCGCAGCCAGAGTATGCGGGAGCGCAAATGGCTGACATGAAGTTCCAGATGCGCCAAGTCGGCTCGGGCGAGTCGGAGCTTCCGGGCGATCCCGGCAAGCTCAATTCTGGTGCTGGCGGAAAGCCCAAGGGCGTCGGCGTCCTCAACAGCGCGCCCAACGGTCCGCGTCATGTCATGGACGACTACGAGTTCGGCCTGCAGGTGCATGGCACGATCTCGGACGCCATGCTGTTCATCGACGGCTACATCGCCCCCGATCGCGCACTGGCCCAGGCCTACTATCTCGGCCGTCTGTTCGGCAACGAGGAGGAGGGCCGCTCCGAAGTCGTGATGACGGAGGTGCGCGATACCGTCCTCGCGATCATTCCTGACCTGCTGCGCATCTTCACCCAGACGACTTCGATCGTCCAGTTCATCCCGAACAACGCCAAGAGCGTCGAGCAGGCCGACCAGGCGACCGACTACGTCAACCACATCTTCTGGAACGACAACCCGGGCTTCGAGATCTTCCACAACTGCCTGAAGGACGCGCTGACGGTGAAAACCGGCGTCATCAAGTGGCGCTGGTCCGACGACGTGCAGATCACGGAAGCCGATTATTCCGGTATCAGCCATGACCAGCTTCTCCTTCTCCAGCGGGAGGAGGATGTCGAGATCATCGAAGCCGAGCCGGTCACCAAGACCGAGGCGATCGAAGTCGCCGGGAACGTCCTGTCGCCCGCCGAGATCGTCTATGACGTTCGCATCCGCCGCGAGCGCAAGAAGCAGCGCGTGGTCATTGAATGCGTGCCGCCCGAGGAGTTCCTGATCGACCGCGAGACGCGCGACCTCGATACCTCGCGCTACATTGGTCATCGCACGCTCAAGACCGTCTCCGATCTCGTGGACATGGGATACGACCCGGATGAAATCGAGAACATCAGCAACTCGGATGACTCGTACTACCTCACGAACCTTGAGGCAATTACGCGAAATCCTGCGGTCAACATCTTCAGTCGGGATACCGGCCCGAATTCGGCCCTCAAGCGTTTTGTATATGTCGAAAGCTGGCTTCGTGTTGATCGAGATGGCGACGGGATCGCAGAGCTACGGAAAGTCTGCTCTATCGGTCCCCACATCCTCCACGACGAAGTAGCCGACGAGGTTCCGTTCGCTGTCTTCTGCCCCGATCCGACGCCGCATCTGCTGATCGGCCAGTCGGTCGCCGACCAGACGATGGACTTGCAGCTCATCAAGAGCGCCGTCGTGCGCGATACCCTGGACAGCCTCAAGCAGTCGATCAATCCCCGCACCGTCGTTGTCGAGGGACAGGTCAACCTTGACGACGTTCTCAACAACGAGATCGGCAATATCATCCGCGCCCGTCAGCCGGGCATGGTGCAGTCGCTCGATACGCCGTTTCAGGGCCAATACGCGCTTCCGGTCATCCAGTACCTCGACCAGGTGAAGGAAAATCGCACCGGCATCAATGCGGGCGCCAACGGCCTCGATGCCGATGCCTTGCAGAGCACCACGCCCACCGCCGTCAATGCCGCCGTGCAGGCCGGACAGGCCCGCAAGGAGATGATCGCGCGCCTGTTCGCCGACAACGGCATGAAGCGGCTCATGAAGGGCATCTACAAGATGGTGATCCGCCATCAGGACAAGCCCCGCATCATCCGCCTGCGCGGCAAGTTCGTCGAGATGGACCCGCGCTTCTGGGATTCGGACCTCGATTGCGTGCCCAACGTCGCGCTCGGCCGCGGTACTGAGCAGACCAGCATGGCGTTCCTCGCGCAGGTTGCGCAGAAGCAGGAGCAGATCATCCAGCTCCTCGGTCCAACGAATCCCTTGGTCCCGGTGGACAAATATCGCGAGACGCTTTCCGAGATGTGCCATCTCGCGGGCTTCAAGGACGAAACCAAGTTCTTCGGCGATGTGACGCCCGAGCAGTTGATGCAGCACGTCGCCCAGACGCAGGGCAACAAGCCGCAAGACCCGACCATGCTTCTCGCCCAGATCGAGCAGCAGAAGGTTCAGGTGCAGGCGCAGAAGAACCAGGCCGAGGCGCAGCAGAACGCGCAGGCCGAGTTGATGAAGCACCAACGCGAGCTTTACCAGATGCGCCTCGACGCCGCCGTAAAGCTCGCCACCGCGCAGATCACGGCAACCGGCTCCTACAACGAGACGCAGCTCGAAGCGCTGATTAGCCACAACGAGGCGATCACCACCGCGCAGTTGCAGGCAGGCGTCGATCATCACGGCAATGCCATGGATGCCGCCGCGCAGATCGCGCAAGCCCACATCGCAGCCAACGCGCCGCAGCCGCAGGCCACCCAATGAGCGACGACATCGAATTCCTGTCGAATGTCCGGGCGCTCGCCGAGAACGGCACGCTGGCCGAAGTGCTGCGCCGCGTCGAGGAGGATCAGGTGAAGGCATGGAAGGCCGCGCCCGACCTCAGCAAGCGCGAGGAGTGCTGGCACGTCCTGCAGGGCATCACGATGCTCCGCGCCAAGATCGAATCCCTCAACAATGAAGACAAGATGCTCGCCCATCGAATGGCGCGCGTCGCAAGGAGAATTTGATGGCCGAACCCCAAGCAAACACAGATATGAGCTTGGCCGACGCCAGCAATGCCCTCGAAGGCCTGCTCGCCCGTGATGAAAATCTGGGTAACGAGGAAGCCGAAGAGAGCGAAGCCGCGCCCCAGAAGGACGCGGAACCCTCCGAACCGCCCGAGACGCCGGAAGTCAAAGAGCCTTCCGAGGGCGAGGAAGAGGAAACGACTGAGCAGGAAACTGCCGAACAGGAGCCCGAAGAGCAGCCGCTCTACACCGTCAAGGTCGACGGCAAGGAACAGCAGGTCACGCTCGAAGAGCTTCAGCGAGGCTATTCCGGCCAGAAGTGGATCAGTCAGCGCAGCCAGACAATGGCAGCCGAGCGCAAGGCCCTCGAGGCAGAAGCGGCGGCGGTGAAGCAGGAACGCGCGCAGTACGCCCAGGTTCTCGGGCAACTTCGCCAGCAGCTCGAGCAGGGCGGCGAGGCGGAACCCGATTGGGAGAAGCTGCGCGCAGAGGACGAGTTCAAGTTCGTGGTCGAACGTCAGGCCTGGCAGCTCAAGCAGGACAAGCTCAACGCCGTCAAGGCAGAGCAAGCCCGCGTGCAAGGCCTGCAGAAGCAGCACGAAGATGCAACCATCGCCCGGTATGTTGAAGAGGAAAACCGCAAGGTCCTCGACAAGATTCCGGCATGGAAGGACAGGGCCAAGGCAAAGGCCGCCATCGCCGACCTTCGCGAATATGCGAAGAGCGAAGGCTGGACCGACGAGGAGCTGGATCAGGCACGCGACAGCCGCGCTGTCATCGCACTCTACAAGGCGATGCAGTTCGACAAGCTCGCCAAGACCCAGATGCCCCGTCCCGCCAACCGAGGCCCCCGTTCCGCATCGCCCGGCGCCGGTTCCGCCACGCCCGGCCGTCCCGTCGAGATCACCCGCGACAAGCAGCGTCTCGCCCAAACCGGCCGCGTCGAGGACGCCGCGGCTATCTTTGAAAAAGCCGGCATTTTCGAGTGATCCGGCAAACGCGAGAGCACCATGGCAATCGTCACCAACACCGTCACGCGGTACGACTACACCAAGTCCGTCCGCGAGGACCTGAGCGACATCATCTACAACATCAGCCCGGTCGACGTTCCTTTCCAGAGCAACATCGGGCGCGACAAGGCCTCCCAGACCTTCACGGAATGGCAGACCGACACCCTGGCTGCGGCGGTCACGACCAACGCGCAGCTCGAAGGCGACGACATCGTCACCACGGCTGACACCCGCGCGGCCACCAACCGCGTCGGCAACTACACCCAGATCAGCCGCAAGATCGTCGCCGTCACCGGCACTCTGGAGGCCTCCAACAAGGCCGGCATGCGCTCGGCCAAGGCCTACAACCTCGCCAAGGCCGCGAACGAGCTGAAGCGCGATCTGGAATCGACCCTGACCGGCCTGCAGGCCGCCGTGGTCGGCAACAACACCGTGGCCCGCAAGACTGCCGGCCTCGGCGCCTGGATCATCACCAACTACATCAACGGCAACAACACGGCCGGCGGCGCGCCCACCATGTCCTCGTCCTCGGATGGCTATCCGCAGACGGCGGCCGTGGCAACGACGGCACGGACGGCGACCGAAACCGTGCTGAAGTCGGCGATCCAGAAGGTGTGGACACAGGGCGGCTCGCCCGATTTCGCCATGTGCGGGCCGTTCAACAAGACGGTGATCTCTGGCTTCACCGGCATCGCCACGCGCTTCCGCGATGTGCCCGCCGGCAGGCAGGCGCAGATCATCGGCGCGGCGGACGTGTACGTGTCCGACTTCGGCACGATCTCGATCGTCCCGAACCGCTTCCAGCCCGAAACCGACATCTACCTGGTCGACAAGAGCATGGCTGCAGTCAGTTACCTGCGACCGTTCCAGTCGATCCCGATGGCCAAGACCGGCGACGCGGACAAGACGATGCTGATCGTCGAGTACGCATTGAAGGTCCGGAACGAGCGTGCCTTCGCGAACATCGCGGACTGCACCACGGCTTAGTAGCCCGGCGTGCCACTTCCGGGGTGGAGGTTTACCCCTCTCCACACTCCACCCCGGCTTTTTCTGGAAGAACAAGAATGAGCAAACTGTTTCTCGACCACGACCCTCTGACGGGCATCTCGCATTGGGTCGACACCGACGAGACCACCGGCATCACGAACTATGGCTTCGACCAGGACGTGGCGCCGATCCTCGACACCAATCGCGCGATCTACAACGCCGACCACGGCAAGTGGGGTGAATGGTCGTGGGTCGGATCGATCCCGCTCTCGCTCTACTGGCAATGGGAGCAGGAAGGCATCCTGAACGACCAGGCAGCCCTCAAGA